CGATGACACAGTTCGGAACATCAGATAACTTTAACTTTCAAAATGTTGCTTACGGGCAATTTGCAGGTACTGTAATCTTACGTCCGCAAGAGATAATGTATTTTGACTTTGCTTAAGAGGCTTTTATGATTATTCAGAACAGAGGGTTTGGGGTGTTTGTAATCAATGTAGACGGCGAACCGTTTAGGTTTGTTCCTAATGCTACAATCGAAGTAAGTGACGAATTAGGACGTGATTTAACCACTAATTACGGCACAGTGATAAAAGAAGTAAAAATCGAATCTGTTGGTAAGGTTACAAGCGCACCTAAAGAAGAAAAGCCCGAAGAGGAAGAGCCTAAAGAGGTTCAAAGCAAAAAACCTGCTAAGAAAAAGTAACTTTTATAGTTAACGGTGGGTGGAGGGGCGTGTGCTGAATATTATTAGCATACGCTCTTTTTTTTATGGATAATATGTATGGCAAGATATATTGACACAATCACAGCACAACATTTCAAAGATTACTTCGATAGAGGTTTTAACTACGCTCCTGCTTCTGCGCCTGATGATCCGCAATATATACGAGATTCTGATATTAAGAATGCCCTAGAGCAAGCAGGAGTAAACTTTAACGAATCTCTCTGGGATGATGATTCACAAAGAAAACTAGCTTTTCTGTTTCTTGCTGCGCATTATCTTTGTATGGATATGAAGATGCAGCAAGCGGGAATTAACTCAACGTCTCAATTTATGATTGCTGCTAAAAGCGTAGGTGATGTCTCTGCCAGTTATGCAATACCACAAACATTCTTAAACAGCCCTATTTACTCTTATTACACGACTACACAATTTGGGATGAAATATATCTCTTTAGTTTATGCTCGTACGATAGGACGTGTGAGCGTTATTTTTGGAGCAACTACAACAAGGTAATGAGCAGTTTAGTGGATGTTACATTTACAGCGGAGTTTAAAACAGAAGGTCTCGATAAATTATTAAAGACTGCTGAACAGAAGAGTGCTGTCATTGGTATTTTAAGGGATGTACGGCATCCATTAAGTAAAGAAAGCTTAGTCGATATCGCTAAAGCAAATGAGTTCGGAAGTATAAAAAATAACATTCCTGCAAGAAGCTTTTTGCTCTCTCCTATAAGATATAAACTACCGAATTCATTACGAGAATACGGAGAAAGCCTAAAGACTATTTTCATCGAGCAAAGCCTTCATAGTGCGTTAAATCTAGTCGGGATTTTAGGTGTTGATGTTATAAAGAACACTATTCTCATGAGTGATAACGGTGAAGGCAGACTAAAGCCCAACGCTCCATATACAATAAAGAAGAAAGGATTCGACCATCCTTTATTAGAGACAAGTTTTTTATTTGATCATATTTCTTACAAGATACAAAATGATAAATCCTAATGTTCCTAATGTTGCTGATGTTGTAGGTGGTTGGCTTACTGATCTAGATGCTGAATACGTGACTAAAACTATTATTGATGGTGATGTAGAGGAGAAAACAACGCCTATCTCAATGCGTGGCATGGTTCAAGTACTAAAACCTACCGAAGTTGCGTTAAAGCCTGAAGGAGAAAGGAGCTGGGACTGGTGTGTTATATACACTGATTATGCCAAGTTCGATAATGATGACAGGATAAAGATAGGCGGAGTATATTTCAGAATTATGGGGAAAAGATTCTGGCAGGACTTAGATTATGGGTTCTATGCCTATGAAGCAATAAGAGATTATCAATGACACCACCTTTGGAGAAGATACAGTTAATAAGGAATGCTCTTAAGAGGTATTTAGAGCTGGATGATGACCATTGCTACATCTATAACAACAAGTGGCTGAAGATTAACGATACGGGGATGTATTGTGTTGTAGGTGTCGAAAGTGAGGAGATTGTTGGCAACAACCTTTACTATGAAAAGACAGAAAGTGAGTTAATCAGTATAGTTTCAACAGTTACAGAAACTGCGTACTACGTTGATGTATTTTCTTACTCAACTGAAGCACGCAAGAGAAGATTAGAAGTACATTCTTTCTTTGCAAGTGACGAGTGCGCACGGTTACAGGATTATAATGAGTTTAGGATTTATAGCATTTCACCTTCTTTTATAGATATTTCTGAAGCTGAAGGCAGCAAAATGCTTAATCGTTATAGACTGTTTTTTAAAGTTGCAAGAAAGGAAGAATTTAGGCGTAGCTCCCCCTATTTTGATACTTTAGGGGGCTTTGGATTTTTTATAAATAACTAGAAGGGTTTAAACATGGCAGAGATAGATTTATCGCATGTAATTTCGGTGACGGTTTCGCCTCAAGCTATTGGGCTTAAGATGGTGAATCTTTCAACGATCGCATTAGTTACTAATGAAACACCTATTGCACAAGATTTAGGTGCTTATACTATATATCGTAACACTACTGCGGTAGCTAGGGATTGGGGAAGTAATTCTGAAGTGTATCAGCAAGCTGTTGCTGTATTTGCACAAACACCCAACATCTTAACCGCTAACGGATATTTAGTAATTATTCCTATGTTACCGCTTGTTACGGAGCCTGCTACTAGCGGTTATAGCATAACTGCACAAGGGATTAACGTAACTTCATTTTCTCACGTAAACGGTGGAGAGGGAGAGGGAGACTTACCTTTAGGCTCTTTTGACATTAAGGTTGATGGACAAGCTGCTTTGCAGGTAACTGGATTAGATTTTAGTGATGCTGGTAATACAGCAAGTGTTGCTGCTGTTATTGATGCTGCTCTTGCAACTGCCGCTGGTGGTACTGCTACAGCAACCTGTTCTGCTGTTGGTGATAAGATTCAATTTACTTCAGTAGCGACAGGTTCAACATCGAGTGTTGAAATTGTAGCTTCTACAACACCTAATACGACTGATATTAGCGGAGCTTTATATCTTAATGCTAACAATATGCAGTATGTACAAGGTAGGGCTGCTTATTCTGGTAGGGAGCGATTAGTCGATACTATTATCAGAACGAGACCGCTTGTATATTATCATGCTGTATTGCCGTGCTTAACAATAGACAATACAGAAGCTCTTAATGCTGCTAATTATATTCAGACTAGAGAGATGATGTTAGGACTTGCAAGCAATGCTACTGACTGTTGTGATCCTGATAGTCTCTTTGAAACAGTAAGAGCTAGCGGACTTAAAAGAACTCGCTGCTTTGCATATTGGGGAGAGTCAATGCTTTCTGCTAGACTTATGGCTGCTGCTTCATTAAGTCGGTTACTTTCTGTTAATTTTGAAGGCTCTAATACAGCTCTTACAACTCAACTTAAATCACTTAATGGTATTGCTCCAGACCCTAACATTACAGAGACGTTATTCAATAAAGCTGAAGCAGTTGGCGCAGACCTTTATTGTTCATTTAGTGGAGTACCTGCTTGTGTCTCTAATGGAGCTAATGAGTATCTTGACAATGTTTATAATGATAACTGGCTGATTACAGCTTTGCAGGTTGCTGGATTTAATGCTCTACGGCAAACAAATACTAAGATTCCGCAGACTCAAGCTGGTGTTGATGCGTTAGTAACTGCTTATAAGAATGTACTTGTCGCAGGTGTTAATAATGGCTGTTTTGCTGCTGGTAAATGGGGAATAACTGACACTTTCGGAGATCCCGAGAGATTCAAAACTAATATTGAAACTTTTGGTTATTATATTTATGCGACACCGCTAAACGAACAATCACAAGCAGAGCGTGACGCACGTAAAGCTCCGTTTATTTCGATAGCTGTTAAACGTGCTGGTGCGATTCATAGCTCCAATATTATCGTTTATATTAACAACTAATTTAAGGGTTTTAAGAGATGGCAACTTATACTGATACGTTCGTTGGAAGTGCTACTATAATCATTAACGGTAGAACGCTTTCAGATTTTGGCTTTGGCACAGTAGCAGAGATAACATGTCCTAATCAGATTGCTGGAATGGATATCGGTAAGGACTTTAACACAGTCTTTAGTTTACAGCCTGCTGGTAGTCAAGCCGACTTAAAGATCAAGATTATAAAGGGAAGTAAAGACGATGTATTCTTAAACTCTCTATATGAATCTTTTAAAGACTCTTTTGAGTCTTCAATAGCCATTACGGGAAGCTTTATTTCCCGTGTAGGAGATGGTAACGGTAATGTCATTACTACTGCATGGGTGCTAAATGGTGGAATACCTACCACACACCCAGCTGATAAGTATGATGTAGCTGGTGATAGAGAACAAGCTTTAATGGAATATTCCTTTAGTTTTGCGAGAGGAATTAGAACATTAAGTTAATGTTGTGAATTAAAAACAGGAGACCTTTTTTAAATGGAAAACAAAGAGATAACACTTAAGAGCGGTAATATTTTAACCTTCCAACACACTGGTTTTCAGAAGGCGCAGGAGATGTTGAAAGCTGCTGCTAGAGAAGCTAAGAAATGCGGAATTGATATTTTTAAGCTCTCTGGGGAGGAAACTATCGAGAGTGAGACGTTAAGTGATGTCTTTCTTTCAATAGCTGTTAGTGACTCAATAGAGAGTCTATTCTGGCAATGTGCTTCTGTTTGTTTATGGCAGGGAGAGAGGATATTACCTAAGTTATTTGATGAGAGAGAAGAGGCAACGGGAGACTTTTTAGAGATAAAGTTTCATATCATTAAGGAGACGGTGTCGGTTTTTTTTTCAAACCTGATTTTGAAGTCATCCGCAGCACAAGAACCTTCTCTCAAGAAGTAGACAAGCCAAGAATTAAAGTAGGGGATTTTCCGATATGGGCAATTCCCTTTAAACTTGCTAAGGCTGGTTATGGTAGTCTAAAGGAGTTATTAGAGACACCTGTCGATATTGTAATGCTTGCTTTTCACTACGAGAATTTTGTTAATGATTATGAATCTGAATTTATCTTATTAAACTCAAGGAATAAATGAGCTTAGGTGATTTTACAGTAAAAGTTAAATTCAATTTAGACTTAGCAAGTATTAACAACGTACTTAATAACGTTAGGAGTATTTGCAACAACCTAACGAAGCAGATTCAAAACACTTCAAATGTAAGTTTTAATCAAGTTTATGTAGCAAGTCATGTTTTAATGAAGAGGCTACAAAAGGATGCTTCAGACACCTTAAAAGGAATAGGTGTTTCTGCAGAATCTCTCAATGCCGTTATTGAAAAGATAAGAGATAGTAACGACACAGACAAGGCGCTAGAAAAGACTAGCAAGGGCGTAATGAGTCTTAAACAGGCTCTAGGTGGTGTTGCTGGTGGGATGCTCTTTAATGAGGCAAAGAGAGGCGTTTCTGAAGTTGGAAGATGGGCTAACGAGCTAATGCTATTCTCTAAGAATACAGGGGTTAGTCTAAGGCAGATTCAAGAGATGCGAGCCTTTGCTGTCTCTAGGGGATTTGGAGAGACTGCGGCTAATGACCTAATAGAGAAAGCGTCAACGCTAAGAAGTAGATGGCTTGCACGCACAATAAGCCCTGAAGAGATGGCTAAGCTCTGGGGTGCTTATGCCTATACTCATGGCATAAATGACACTTCAGTGATGGATTATAAGGCAATAGAGCAACTATTTAGCTCTGAAAGCAATCTCATGCAGGCTATTATAGAGATTTTAGATAGAGCTAAAGATCCGAGTCATAGAAGAGCGTTTTCGGAGCTTTTGGGAGTTAGTGGTACAGACACTGCGATATTTGCAGGTCAAAACCTTTCAAGATTGCCAGTACCTGAAGGTGCTGTATTTACAGATGAAGAGATTTTTGAGCTTAAGCAGATAAGTGCTAAGTGGGGTACTTTAACCACTGACACAAAAACTATGATTAGGGATGTAACGATAGCGATATCTCCTCTTATAGATTCGTTATTACGTTTTGCTTCAGAAATGGCGCAGACGGTTAGAGAGCTTGCAAAAGCGCATCCTCTACTAACGCAAGCGATTGCATCTCTTGTAACGGCATTAGCAGGACTTGCCACTTTAGGACTTATTATAGGTGGTGCTAAAAAGCTACTCGAACTTGTAGCGATTACAGTAAATACCTTAATTATTCCAGTTGCTACATTTATAGGCGGATTAGTTGTCAAGGCGATTCCTGTTCTTACAGCTATTCTTACGAGCTTAGGCGCTTTAATAACTAAAGGAATAGTTATCGTTAAAGGTTTAGTAGTAGGGCTAGGAGGGCTTTTAGGGAGCCTAGCTGCTCTTGTGGCAGGACTTTCTACTGGATGGCTAGTTGCCTTAGGTGGGCTAATTGCAGCCGCTGGTGTGGTCGTTACAGACCTTTTTAGGGTATTTGTATTAGGCAAGGAATCCTTTCTGATGCCGCTAGTGGAGAAAGCTTGGCAGACGGTTAAAGATATAACTAACTACATTTATCAGACGGCTCTAGGATGGTCTCAAGATATAAAGAATTTCGTAATAAGTTTGTTACCTGAAAAGCTTAAGGGAGTGTTGTTTGATAAGGGAGTTATAGATCCGCTTAAGGGTTCTGTATTGGAGGGAACTTTACCTAAGGCTAAAAAGCCTATAACGCAAGATGACTTCGATGCTATGAATCAGAGCTTTAGTCGGCATACGCTACTAGGTTCATGGAATAAGAATATTATAGATACGCTAAAGCAAGGAGATTCTATCTTAGCCAGTGGTAAGCTTTTAGCGCCTAATAGCAGAAGAGGGGTTACTTTAACAATAAATGACAACGGAAGAAAAGAAGTCAATAATACCTTTAACTTTGGTGAAGATGATGGTTTCTCCGATATGCAGAGACAGGAGATAATCAGAACGGCAAGCGAGCCTGATGAAGGGAGCAAACATCCTGTCGAATTATTACAAGAGATGAAATCAGAGCTTTTAAGACTTAGTGATGGCTACTAATGGCGATAAATAGTTTTCCTACTGTTAGAGAAGTTATTGAGGGCATTCAGATAAAGACTGCGGCTAAGGGTATAGCAGGATGGGAGTTTTCCATGCGAAAGCAAGAATCCCTTACGCTTAGCTCTGATGTCACTGATTACTACGTAGAGAATAATAGTGCCATTCAAAACAACATAGCACTTAATCCTGAACAAATAACGCTTAACGGTCTCATAGCAGAAAAGCAGCTAACTCACGTGAGTTTATTGTACGACCTTGCAAGCTCCTTTAATACGATGATTGCAGGCGGTGGTGGGCTTATAGGAGAGCTTCTCCCTAACTATATTAGGAGTAAAATAACTTCTATAATTGCAGCTGCAACTAGAGCCTTAGAAGCGGCAACAGCTGCTGCACAGATTGCAGAGAATATCTTTGTTAAGGTTGCTCCTCTTATAGGTGCTGGTGGGGCAGGAAAAGCAGAGAAAGTCTCTAAGCAGACAGAAGCTTTCGAGATGCTGTATGGCTTTTGGAAGTCAAGGACTCTCTTAACTGTTCAGACTCCGTGGATAACGTTCGATAATTGTGCCATCGTAAAGGTTTCGTTTACGCAGCCCGAAAGCACAGAAAGTCTTTCCGAGATTAGTGTTACACTTAAAAAGATAAGATTTGCTAATGTTGCAAACGATCCTTTTGTAGCTAAGAGAATAGCTGATGCTTTTTCTGAATTGCCTAATATCTCTGGTGGTGCTTCGGGTGAGATTATACAGGTAGTTGATGATGATGGTAATGTAATAGGTGCTGCTGCTGAAGCTGCTGTCACCATAGAAGATAGGTTCTATCCATGAGAAAGCTTATAGGTCTTACAACTAATGCAAAACAGAACTTGGCGTATCCATACGGAGAGGACGTTATCGCACTATCTTTTTGCTATTCTTGGATTAACTTGCAGTGGCTTTTAGGAGTAAGGTATAAAAACTTTACTCTTCAGGAGTACCACTTAACCGCTGGATACAATGCGCTCTCCCAATATAGAGGCGTTTTAAAGTGGGGCTTACGGGTGATAAGTGTTGATGGGGAAGATCCGTATTATATAGATGATTTTACATCTGGAAGAATTTCTATTTATCTATTAGATGCTGAAGAAACACTTCAAACGACTAATTATTTAATGAGAGAGAACGGAATATATGTCACGCAAATTCTTTCCAGTTTACAGGGCGGAGATTCAAGGGAGGGACGATAGCACGGTAATTATAGAACTACCGTTTGCTATAACTTTTTCTATTACAAAAACCAATTACTCTGAAGCTTCTACCGCAGAGCTTGTTATATACAATCTAAATAAAGAAACACAAAAGAATCTTTTTAAGGACATCTTTGATAAGCAAGCTATAAGGAATGTTTCTTTTTATGCAGGATATGCTGACTATCCTGCTGAATCTGCTTCAGCGTTATCTCTTGTATTTAGTGGGCAAATTGAGGAATGCTACTCTTGGCTATCTGGAGTTAATTTTGAAACTCACGTTAAGTGTTGGAGTCTTGGTTATCTTTTTCAGAACAGCTTTGTTAGTTTTAATGTCAACTCAAACCAGAACTCCGAGCGTACGGTAGCGCAAACAAATCTGAATCTTTTTGCCTTAAAAGAAAAAGGAAAATCTATTATTGATGACACAGTTGGCTATTGTACGAAGCTTAGTGGTGATATCTTAGATCGTGGTTGTGTCCTGTTTGGGCGTACGATTGATAGGGTGCTTGATGCTCTTCCTACTAATACGACTTTATTTGTTGATAACGACAAAGTTTATGTAACATTAGATGGCAATCCTACTGATGTTACAGGAGTTAGGAGTGATGTAGGAGTTGCGCAAATAAACGTAGATACTGGGCTTTTAACTACACCTAGAAGAACCGAAAGGTCGCTTGTTTTTGATATGGTTTTTGAGCCTAGTCTTTATATGGGTCAAGTAGTTAATCTTGTTTCAGAGACAGCCGAAGATTTTAACGGTACTTATCAAATCTGCGGCTTAAAGCATAACGGAATTTTAGGCGATGGAACATCTAGTAAGTGTACGACAACTGTTAACTTGCTGTATGTTGATGCGATGGGACAATTAGAGGTTATATCATGATTAAGATATCAGATCCGACTATTACTACATTATTGCAGAACTTTAAGAGAGAGATAAAAAGAGATATCAACTGCTGCACTATCGGAAGAGTTGTCAATGTTAATTTAGAAAAAAAGACAGCTGATGTTGAGATAGCGTATAGACCGACAGGATATGGCAAGTCTGCTATCTGGAACGCAGAAGCGATAGATGAAGAAGAGGTATTTTATCCTACTCTGCTAGATTGTCCTATTATTGGAAATTCCTTTGCTCCGCCATTAGACAAGTATTTAAATGACAATTTGAATTGCTTAGTTTTCTTTTGTGATAGGGATATTGATAGGTGGTTTTCTTATGACGGCACCTCTACTCCTAGAACACGCAGGATGCACGATCTAAGTGATGGTTTTGTACTATTAGGGATAGATAATATTCCTAACAATATGTTCAAAGCTCCTGACTGGTATTTTGTGGATTTTAACACCCGTTTTAGGGGGCAGGAAGCCCTTGTGTGCCCTTTTAAGCACTATGAGTATGAACCTTATGTAGCACGGCTAAAGTATGAATGTGGAGAGGTTAACGTCGGCTATACGGGTGTTACCTTGTGTAGCAGGGATTGTATGGATATCTGGGCTTATGCCGAAGGTGGTTCTATTAGGTTTTATCCTACGGAAGGGTTCCATGTTAATAATTCAGTAGGTCAAATTGACTTATGGGGAAGGTATGACATCAACGGAGAGCATGAAGATATCGACGGAAAAATTAGCATCGGCAACACGAAACTAACGAAACCTGATTCTTCAGATCCTGAAGCAGATCCGTTCATAACATCAGATATATATAGGATTCTGAAGCAAATGAAAGCTGTCATCAATAAACTTGCAGATAAGATCTTGCTTCTTCCAACAGCGTTGGTAGCGGATTATGGCTCTTGTACTACAACGGCTATTTGGGCTTCTGAAACTGCTTTAATGTTAGAAACTGAATTGCTTGAGTTTAAAGCTAGAGTTGAAGCTCTTTTTGAACCGATAGACGGGAAAGATATACACGAAGGGACAGATGAAGAAAACTGATAGTATTGTTAGAGCGATAGATGAGAATGGCGACTGGATGTTTGGTTTTGGCAGGCAATGTTATAAAAAAGAAGTCGCTATGGTGGCACAGCGAATAGTTACCCATATCCGCAGTTGGTATTTTAACTGTTTTTTTGACCTTGAAGCTGGGATTGACTGGTATAACTACTTAGGCAATCGCCGCACGGAAAGGTTGATTCAGTCGGCTTGTAGGAGAGAGATCGTTAAGATTAAGGAAATTACAAGCATTGAAGACCTTAGCATATCGGTAGACGATGAAAGACGGGTAACTCTATATTATGCAGTGACAACGCAATACGGCGCAATAGATAACGAAGAGGTGATATCTCTATGACAAGCACAATCACGCATGACGGCATTTACATAGATTCATTAAGTGATATTTTAGAAAACTTAAAGCGTGGATTTACTAATATTTACGGCTCTGATGTTACGTTTGAGCAGGATTCTCCCGATGGGCAGATGCTTAATATCTTTGCGCTCGCAGTTAGAGATACTTTAGAGTTTTGCAGAGAGATTTATAATTCTTTTGATCCTGACCAAGCGGTTGGAAGAAGCTTAGATCAGAGAGTTGCTTATAATGGGTTAATAAGAAAAGGTGGGAGCTACTCCGTTATTCAGCTTGATGTAGTTGTTGACTCATCTTGTAGGCTATACGGCTTAGATACAGTAGCTAAGGAGTCGTTAGCGTTTACCGTTGGAGATTCTGTTGGTAATAATTATTATCTTTTAGAGTCAAGAGCTCTTACAGCAGGAACATATCAGTTAAACTTTAGAGCGGTAGAGCAAGGTCAGATAGAAAGCAATATAAACACTATTAACATTCCTAAGACTTATGTTAGGGGAGTTGTAAGCGTAAATAATCCACGTGCTCCTATACTTATTGGGAAAGAAGAGGAAAGCGATCCTGCTCTTAGACTTAGGAGAAACAAAGCTGTTGGTTATTCTATTATGGGACAGCTAGAAACGATGCAGGCATCGTTATTAGCCTTAGAGCATGTCTCTGATGTCGTTATTGATAATAACAGAACTAGCACTACTAACAGCAAAGGAACGCCAGCGCATAGCGTTTGGGTCATTGTAGAAGGTGGAGATTCTAAGAACATTGCAGCTCATATCTATTTAAGGCTTGGTGGAGGTTGTGGCATGAAAGGAAGTGTCACGGAAAATGTGGAGACTATTTATGGCAATATTCAAGAGATAAGGTTCGACCGTCCACTAGATACGCCTATTGCTATAAAGATCACAGCAGAGCCGAGAAAAGTCACGTCGGCTATGGTAGAAAGTGAGTTTAAAGAAGCCTTAATAAATAAATGGCTCTTTCAGATATCATCACCAGCAGCAACTTCAGATCTTGGCTGTACTTGTAAGAGCATAAACAATGACTATGCGTATTATAACATTCAGGTAGCAAGGAAGGATAAAGCTTACGGGAAGACTACAACAGCGGCAATAAATGCTGCATTATTTACTTCCGTAACTGATGGCAAAATTACAGTTATTCTTAATAGAGATTATAACGGAGTTGGTGGAACTACTTACACCGTTACGGGAATGAACTTTTCTTCTGTCCTTTCAACGGCAAATGTAGCAAGTGTAATAGATACGGCTTTTACGGCGGCTAATGTTCCTATAACAGTTAGTTATTCTAATAATAATTTAATCTTTAAAGCTGACGCTACTAGCGTTAATGCTAGTATTTATTTTGATGCAACGGCAGGAGATGGAACGGATATAATATCCGCAACTTTTATAAATCCTGACACCTGTCAGTATAGCTTTGAGATAAACTCTACTGATTGGGATTCGTATATGCCAACAAATACGATTCAAGAGAAGTTTTCTGTAAATGTAAACGATATTTTCTTAAATAAACTTTCATGAACACAGAAGAGCGGAAGCAAATAATTGAATACTATAAAAACCTGCTTATCATTCAATATCATAATAAGCCTAAAGCTAAAGCAGTTATAGAGACTCTTGTATCTGAAATTCTAAACGTTGTTGACTTTGCTATACAGGTTAGAGATTGTTTTAATATCGAGACAGCTGTTGGCGCACAGCTTGATATAATCGCTAAATATTTTGGAGTTAGCAGATATTATCCCGATATCATATTCAATAAAGAATATTATAACTTCCAATATACAGAAGGTAGCGGAGTTAAACCACCCGAAGCGGAAGCTCCATATCCACCTGAAGGACATCCCTTTCAGACAGTGCAAAAAAAGGGTGAGGGACTCTATAAGACTCTAAGAGACAGAAAGCGTAGTCCGTATACAACGACAGATTCGGAGTTAAGGAGTTTAATAAAGCTTAGGATTATTTGCTTTAAAGAAGAGAAGCTAACGTATTCCTACTGGTATGAGATATTTTTTAACTTTTTCAATTTGGAAATCATCCCAGTTATTAACAGTAATATGACGGTAGATTACTATATAGATAGCACAACATCTCATTTATATGACATTGTTTCAGTGCATACGGAGATACTACCAGCCCCCGCAGGAGTGGGAGTTAACCTACACGGAACGCTGCCTGAAGATGTTAAAGAGATGGCATTAAAAGTGATGCAAGTTAATAAGGGACAAAGATATAACAGGTTTCAAGCTCCGTTACAGACGTTATCTTATCCTGTTAGTGGTAAATTAAAAGTACTTGAGGAGAACGAATGAAATTAGAACGTGCAAATCAAAAGATTTTCGGCAGAATCGGAGTAAGTCCAACGCTTAATCAAGTGACAGCTTTTGGTTCTACTAATGCAACTCCAGTTTTTATTACTTCAGATAGTGCTCAAAACATGAATATCCTGCAAGGAAACGAGTATGAAGCAGGTTGGTTTGGCGCTACTAATGACGGAGATAAGAGACCGTATGCGGAAGATAGAAATAGTATTGACTATTTTGTAACGAGACAGCTTAAGTATATCTTTCAGAACGGCATTCCCGAATGGGATCCGCTAGAAGATTATTTTACTGGCAGTTTAGTGCGAGTAGGGTCGATAGTTTATCAATCTGTATCTGGCACGGCAGCCGTTCCTAATACTAATCATAATCCGACAACTACTGGTAATACGTACTGGGAAGTATTCAATCCGCAGAATGAGAACTCTGGAGTGATTGGAGAGATTAAAGCTTATGCAGGTAATGTTCTCCCAACTTCTCACTATATGTGGTGTCATGGTCAAGCAATATCTAGGACTACTTACAGCACGTTATTTTCACGGATAGGGATTGCTTACGGCGCTGGGGATGGAAATACAACGTTTAATCTTCCTAATTTACAGGCACGTTACATCATGGGTAGAGCTAGCGGTGTTGACTTAAATGAGGCTCCGAGTGGAATCTCTTCAAGAGGCTATAGATTCGGAACTTTAAATCATCAGCATGTTCTACCGCCACATAAGCATAATATTAACGCTCTAGGAGTGGCTTCTAGCGGTGCTCATAGTCATACGGTTGTAGATAGTGGTCATACGCACGTATCTCAAAAGCATGGTCACAGACTTAACTATTCTGATTATCATTTTAAGTATGAAGCGGAAGCAAAGCAGGGACAATCTGGAATTAGAGTTACTGATGTGACTCGAGACGGAAGTTATAGCACTTACAGTCCTGTTAATTTGAATGAAAGGGTGGTGCAGATTGATGCGGCATTAAGTGGAGTAAGCATTCAGTCTGGAGGAGCGCATAGTCACACTATGACAGGCAATGTTGGTCTCTCTAATGCTATAAGTGGAGACTCTGTTTATCTTTCAACGCAGAGCACAACAGATCCGCTTAATGTTAATCCACCGAGCGCAGTAGTGAATTTTATTATTAAGGTGTTATAGAAATGGCAGTAACATATCCTTTAACGAGAAATCCAGTTAAGATTTTCGCTGGCGAAGCTAGTAGCAACACTTATGTTACAAAGTTTAAAACGACAGAGTCGGAAACTCCAGCGTTTGGTAATACTCCAGCACAGATTCAGACAGACGCTTATTCTCAAGGTTGGATAAACGTCAATAATGCGAATAATGTTGTACCTTATGGAGAGGACTTAAACGCAGTCTGTCTATCATTATCTTATCATATCGGCTATCTGATGCAGGATGGTATTCCTGAATGGGATTTAGAAACTCATTATACTATCAACTCTTTCTGTAAAGTTGGCGGTACTCTTTATAAGAGCTTAGTTGCGAATAATATAGGTCATGATCCTTCTGTCACTGGGAATGAATCTTACTGGTCACCGATGGAGCTAGCACCTACTACGGCGAGTAATGTAGGCGGAGGTGCTGGTTGGTATAAGGGCAAAGTAGGAGCGGATTTAAAGTTTAAGACGCTAGTTGTAGAAGGTACGGCTGTTTTAGAAGATACAGATCCTGATATCTTAACTCTTAGAGTATCTTCAGATCCGTCTCAAATTGTATCGGTACCGTTTGCTAATGTAACTGGTGCTGTTGATTCTAATGCTAATCTTAGAGATGCTCTTAATGCTAAGCAGGATTTGCTTAATTATGTGGCGGAGAATGTAGTTAACAAAGTTACCACTGTCGCTATTGATCCAGCGGTAGCAAGTGACACCCTTTATCCATCTCAAAAGGCAGTTTCTACAATAGCAGCTAATAATCTAACGGCAGCGAAAGCGTATGCTGATAACCTTTTAAAGCATTCTGCTGGTGCAAGGTATTACCCTGTTTCTTCTGCTTCTGCTTCTAGCGGTGCTTTAAGCAACACAGTAGGATCTACTCAAGCGGAAGTTGGCTGGGTAACCTTAAACACGACAGAGCAGCTATTATTTACGTTTAGTATGACTACCGCTTCAGTTATCAGTACTAACGAGAGCAATAATTATGATTTTCTTTTACCGCTTTCTAGCCTTTCCAATCAACGTAAATATAGCTTAAGAGCAAAGCTTACAATTAAAGATCCTGATGAGGAGGCTGTAACGTTATTTAATTATAACATTCCTACAATTACTCCATCAGGGACGAATTATCTGTTAGAGGTAAAAGTAAATAACGTAAATAGGGAGAACTTATCTTTTCCGATAGGTAGTGAAGTCACTTTAGCTATTTATGGTAAGGTAGATTCTAACACTTCTGATTTAAAGCTTACTCTAAACGGAGCTTCAAATACTTGTGTTCTCAATAGGAATATTGACTTAGGGCTAAACCTAGCTACTTTTGTTAACACTTCTGCAAGTGGCACGTCACAAAACCAAGAAGACATGAATAAATATCTTTACAATGCTATTCAGACTATTGGAGAAGATATTTATACTACCGAACATACTTGGACTGAAGAGCAGAAGTTTTTAAGTGTAGTATCAACTGACCAGATAAGAAGTATTGATAACACTGGAGCATTGTCTAATGCACTTTACTTTACGGTCAGAGATAGCTACGACAACAGTAACTATGAACTTTGTTTCAGGAGTGAAATTGATAACAATAACTTACGAGCATTTTATCCCACCAACTTGACACCAGAAATCAAAGTATCATTAGGACTCGACATATATCGCTGGGAGAATGTTTTTAGCTATGGTTTAGATTGTGCTGGTGACCTTCTATTTCGAAATTATGACTCTTCGGGAAATCATCCAGAGACTAAGATCTCACGTGCGTTACCAGGCAAGTTAATTTTTAGTCCTAGTCCTGAAGATGAAGACCATATTGAGTTTAGTAGTAATTTTGAGAGCGGAAGAGCAAAGGCAAGGATA